CAATCTGCTGGTGCTGGCGATATGAACGTCGGTGGTACCGGCGCTTTCTACGATCCAAAAAATACTTTGGTCGCGGATCTTTCAACCGCAACCGCCGCCACCATCAATAGCCTGCGTCAGGCTTTCCAAATCCAAAAAATCTTTGAACGTGACGCCAGAGGCGGCACTCGATACACCGAACTTATTAAATCCCATTTCGGTGTCACGTCGCCTGATGCACGCCTTCAACGCCCCGAATACCTCGGGGGCGGTCAAACACCTGTTAACGTCTCACCTATTCCACAAACATCCGGCACTACCGCCGAAACTCCACAAGGCAATTTGGCTGCCGTGGGTACCGCGCTCCTGCAGGACCACGGCTTTACCACTTCTTTCACTGAACATTGCCTGATCATTGGTCTCGTCTCGGTACGAGCCGACCTCACCTATCAACAGGGACTTCCACGCATGTGGTCCCGTAAAACGCGTTTTGATTTCTTCTGGCCAGCGCTTTCGCATATTGGCGAACAAGCAGTGCTGCAGAAGGAAATCTTCGCAACCGGCGTTGCCGGTGCTGCCGCAGACGATAAAGTCTTCGGCTATCAAGAACGCTTCGCTGAATACCGTTACAAACCATCTGTCATTACCGGACTCTTCCGGTCTACTGCCGCGCAGTCCTTGGATGCGTGGCACTTATCGCAAGAGTTCTTAACCGCACCAGTCCTCGACGCTTCTTTTATCGTCGAAAATCCACCTGTCGATCGCGTCATTGCCGTCGACACTGAGCCACATTTTCTCTTTGACTCTCAATTCAATGTCCGTTGTGCCCGTCCTATGCCGTTGTACGGCGTTCCGGGCCTCATCGACCACTTCTGAGGACAGAACTATGTGGGGTGAAGTCATCGCCGCGGGAGCCTCTTACTTGGCTTCCCGCAACTCTGCTAAAGGGCAGGAAAAAGCAAACGAGGACAATATGGAAATTGCCCAAAAACAAATGGACTTTCAACGGGAAATGTCCAATACCGCGCACCAACGAGAGGTCGCTGACCTCCGTGCTGCCGGTCTCAATCCTGTACTCACTGCCACTGGTGGAGTGGGTGCTTCCACTCCACCTGGCGCATCCGCTGAAATGAAGGACGAGAAAACACCGGGTGTTTCGTCCGCGTTAGCTGCTGTCCGTACTATGGCGGATGCTTTTCTAACTAAAGAACTTACTGAAAAGGCTAAAGAAGATACAAAACTTGCGGAGCAAGTAACTAAAAAAACCGGCATGGACACTTTTAAGTCCGCTGCCGAAACTAAAAAAATCGCGAACGAGCAAGATCTCGTAAGCGCTCAAACGGCGTCCGCGAAAGCGGCGACCCGAAATATCGAAGAGGACACCAATGTAAAAAAAGTGCTACAGCACGTTCAAATGTCCGAAATCGATAAAAATAACCAATTCACTAATCTTATGAAGGCGCAAGGCGTATCCGAAGGAATGCGCGCTCGCCTTTTATCTCTTAACGGCGCGCAAGCTGCCGAAACTCTCAAAACTATGGAAAACGAAGGGGAAATCTCTGACACCGCCTATGGCAAAGCCATGCAATACCTCAAACGTCTTTCCGACTCACTCCCCGGCGTACGTATCAAAGCCGGTGGATCCTCTATGTCTACTCATTAAATCAAGGTCGAAAAAAAGCCCTGGAAATCCTTTCCAGGGCTTTTTTTGACCCACCTGCCCGGAGGGCAAATGCCATGTCTTACAACGCTCAACACCGCACCGTCTTATCTGACGACAAAAAACATCAAATCAAATCTGCTTACTCAAAAAAAATCAAACAAACCATAAGCTTCCCTGAAAACTCTGATCACACACGTCAAGAATTCAAAGACGAATGCGACATCAACGTCATCATGGCTCAGTACGAACGTACCGGTGAAATCTTTCACCTCAACGAAGCGGCGCCACAGTTCATGGACTGTTCTGGCGACGACTTCCGCGCGAACATGGATTACATTGCGAGCGCCTTCAGCATGTTCGAAGAACTGCCTTCAAAAATCCGGGCTCAGTTCGATAACGACCCGGCTACCTTCCTCGACTTCACGAGTCAGGAAAAAAGCCTCCCAGAAATGGCCGCTATGGGCCTTCTCAGCCCCGATGCGGCCGAGCGCTACCTCAATCCAGCGCCTCCACCTAGCGCGCCTCCTAGCGCGCCTCCTGCGGACTCTGCTCCATCAGAACCGCCACCAACAAAAGCCGCTTGACAGCGGCTTCGGGCATATTGTATTCCTTGTTCTCAATATGCCCCATGACACCAAATTGGTGTCTAAACTCAAAAAGACCGGCTAAGCTGGTCTAAAACAACCCGCCCGGAGGGCAAATCTCATGTCTAAACGTAACCGTATGTCGGCAAAGGGCTCAAAAAAGCTCTTTACCAAAACTGCCCAGAAAACCCACAAAAAAAACGTGCAAGGTAATCCTATGCGCGGTGGGATTCGCCTCTGATGGCATGCTACAAACCGGTTCCCACTTGGCGTTCCAAACAACAGAACGCCAGCGGCAAACGATCCCTCGTTTTCTCTGAAAACCAAGGTATCGACGGAACCAGGCTGGAAATTCCTTGCGGCAACTGCATTGGTTGCCGCCTGGATCGGGCTGCCGAATGGCAGTCCCGACTTATCCACGAATCAAAAATGCACACTCGTTCGTGTTTCATAACCTGTACTTACGATCAAAACCATTTACCAAAAAATGGTTCGCTTAATAAAAAACACTTTCAAGACTTTATGAAACGACTCCGTAAACAATACGGCAAAGGCATTCGTTTCTTCGCCTGTGGCGAATACGGTGACAAAACTAACCGTCCTCATTATCACGCTTTACTATTCAATCTGGACTTCTTACATGACCAGAAAAAATACGGCAAAGGTTCTCAAGGAGACCTTATATATACTTCTAAAAGCCTTAATGATCTCTGGACTCATGGCTGCTGTTATATCGGCACTGTCACTCCTGACTCTTGCGGTTACGTAGCACGTTACGTTATGAAAAAAGTAAACGGTCAACTGGCGGAAGAACATTACAAAGCCGTTGATACTTCTACTGGAGAAATATATAAACTCCTTCCGGAGTACATTCATATGTCCACCAGGCCTGCTATTGGCCTAACCTTTTACGAGAAATTCAAAGATGAAATCATTCAATCCGACTTTGTCCTTGTTCGTGGTAAAAAACGTAAAACTCCCCGTTATTACGACAAACAACTTGAAAAGGAAAATCCAGAACTACTCGAAGAGCTTAAATACTTACGAAGTGTTAAAGCTAAACAACGTGCCGAAGATAATACCGATGAAAGACTTGCTGTAAGAGAGCAAGTTAAAATTGCTACCCTAAAACCACTTAAAAGAGATCTAGAATGATTACGTCCATTTATTCTGTACATGATTCTAAAGCTGCTTGCTTTTGCACCCCGTTTTATTCGGAAAATAATGCGACAGCTATTCGCGCATTTACTTATGCGGCTAATGACGCTACTCAACCTATTGGACAGCATCCTTCCGATTACACGTTGTTCCTTATTGGCTCTTTCGACAATGACAAAGGACAAATTACACCTGTTGAACCTACAGCAATCGCGCTTGCGCTTACTCTCGTCCAACTTACTGAGACCGCCTAAATGTCCTACTCAGCCATGCAACCACGGCAGCAAAAATCCCATGTCTTCGCACAAGTCCCGAAAGCGGAAATTCCGCGCTCCTCGTTCGACCGTTCTCACGGTCACAAAACTACCTTTGACGCCGGATACCTCGTGCCCGTATTCATTGACGAAGCACTTCCCGGCGACACCTTCAACCTCAAAATGACCGGCTTCGCCCGGCTTGCAACGCCTATTTTCCCAATCATGGATAACATGTACATGGAGACTCACTATTTCAGTGTTCCCATGCGTTTAGTCTGGGACAACTGGCAAAAGTTTAATGGTGAACAAAAAAACCCTGGCGATAGTACGGATTTCCTTATTCCGCAAATGGTCTCCCCAGCTGGTGGTTACGCCATTAACTCATTATCCGACTACATGGGTCTCCCTACAGGCATTGCCAATCTCTCTCACTCGTGCCTGTGGCACCGAGCTTATAATTTGATCTGGAACGAATGGTTCCGTGATCAAGATCTACAAAACTCTCTTACTGTAAATACCGGCGACGGTCCGGATTTACCCGGTACTTATACCCTTCAACGTCGTGGCAAGCGCCACGACTACTTCACATCTTGCTTACCCTGGCCACAGAAA